GGGATTGGCGTGAACACAGGTCCAGATGGTATCCTCAAGAATCACCAGAGCCCGCTTCGTGTGTGCTGGGGACACGAATTGCGTGTGTGCCCGATGAATCTCAGCACCAAATTCTGTGACCACCGCTGCGCACCCCTGCGAAACGATGTTGCCGTGCGAATGCCGATGGATCTTGCCAATCCAGATCTCGCCCTTCTTCATGAACACCGACCGCATGTAGACGCCGGGAGCGAACACATGCTCTGTAGGCAAGTCTTTGGGTGTGAGTTTCTGCTCAACCCCCAACTGGTTCATATGATGCTCAAGAATGCAGATATTACGCCTGACCTCCAGCGGGTCCGGGTTTGTCACAAGCTCCGACAGAAGAATGGGAAGCTGAGTAGACATGCTGGGGTAGCATACCACGCGGGGCGTGTGGAATGCAAGGCGAATTTACACGCTGTCGCCAAACTCCGCAGTAGGTACGCTGAATCCTGAATTGTAACGGGATACACCGGGGGTAAATCTAACATCGTCTATGTATCCAGCAGACCAGGATGTGGCTCCTGATCGCGCACCGATCTGAAGGTCTGTGTACGTGAAACTCTTAAGTACAGTCGTACTGGCTCCGACCTGAACACCATTCAGGAATAACCTATACTGCGAACCATTTTTAGTCAACGCAATGTGGTTCCATGCGGCTGCGGTAGGTGTCCCCGCAACTCCAGAAATATTATTGATACTACTATCACCCACATACCACCCACCGCTGAACCATTCGATATAGAGATCATCCCCCGCAACACCGAAACATAGTGGTATGAAGTTACCTGCCGCATCTGGACGGAACCAACATTCAACTGTCCACAGGCTTAGAGTACCTAGATTGACGCTAGTAATCGGACACTGAAGGTACTTACCCACATCTACCCGAATAGATGAAGGGCTCCACTGATACTGTGCGGTGCTACGTGTGACGCGACCTACTGGGTTTACGAGATGGTGAGCAGAACTATGGTCGTAAAACGGATCACATCCTGCGGTGTTGTTAGTGTGAATCAGAAGGTCTACTGACGCGAAATCAGCATCGTGCAGGCCATTCCCAGCGGGGGGTACAAACGCAGCTTCATCCCATGCCTGAAACCCGTCAGGCAAGTATGACATTTCTGATGCTAGCGTGCGGATGGTGCATACCTCAGCTGTCCCGCCATTTGCACCCTGAAAGAACGGGTACAACGGAGCCACGTTCATTGCCCCCTGACGGTTTAGAATTCCGTTTTTATCGACCCCGATGTACTGTCCGAAGCTACACCGGAACCCCATGATGTCACCCGCCGCAGTGCCGCCGAACCCCGACAGAAAGTTTCCTGCTACCCACACGAGGTTCGCATACAGAGAGACCGTAGCATCGTCAGCCCCCGGTGAATAAGTTAATGCGAGGGCAGTAGATCCGTGGACACCCACAGCTTGTCCAGACCCGCCGCCTAACGAATTTGCGAAAAATTCAAGATACCAGTTTCCTGACGAATGTGACGTTAGTCCGCGCCCAGCAAACGCACCCGTTGGACCTGATGCGACGGTTAAGTAGTGACCATTAGAGAATGTGCCCGCGACAGCAGCATTGACGTCCGAGGGGTTCCACCCACGAGATACGAACGACTGCGGGACCGGAGCAGTGGACCCTCGTGGCGTGAATACCTTGACTGCCAGCCGCCCCGCCTGATCCGAGAATTCGTCTGGCCTCGTTGGCGACCTGCGAGCTACCCGGATATCCTGAGGCGGCAGTATCGCGGTGGTGAGGTTCCCAAACGTCCGGCTGGCTATCTGCTTGTTCGCAATAGCTAGGTCAACCGGCCGAAAGGGGGAGTGGCTCATTACGAAATACGGTTCACGTACCCGCCGATGTTGATGGCGCTGGCGGTGCCAGAAAACGCACGGCAGACCAGACCGTTCTGCAGAACCTGCCCCGTGGCGATAGGGATTGGTGCAGAGTTGGCGGGAATGCTGTACTGCTTCACCATGTGGTCGCCGGGATCGGTCACACCACCCCATTCAAGCGTCAGCGTAGCCGCCGAGCCGGTGACGTTCGACGCCCACAGGTAGATTTCATCGAACGACGCAGTTCCTGCGATTGCCGTGTGGAGCAGAGTGCCGGGTGTGGCTGTCGCAGCAACAGGGATTTCCCGCCCGTTCGTGCTGCCCGAGAGGAGTTGCCGTGAATAGGTTGACATGATTACGCTCCAAAAATCTGGGTTGGAAGAATCTGCTGGGAGTCAGCAGTGACTATCGGTGGGGGTGGGGGTGGTCTTGTCATCGCCTTCTGCGCGATGACAAGGCTTGCATCGTCCACCACTACCGCAGGGGCGGACGCTGGCGCAGAAGCTGACGATGTCGAGCGGCTCAGGGCGCGCTGGGCGAGTACAAGGCTAGAATCATCTACTACGACCACCCCCGGAGCGCCAGCCACGCCGACAGCGGCAGGAGCAGGTCGGAAGAATGACCGCTGAGCCAGTACGAGGCTAGAGTTCTCAGTAAACCCCAGCGTAGCTGCATTCAGTGTAGTGAACGTTCCTGCGGCTGGTGTTGTTGCCCCGATAACTGAGTTATCAATGTTGTTGATGACCGCCTTACTGACAGACAGTGTGTTGCTCGCCTTGTTGTACGTGAACGCAGACGATCCGCCGAACGTACCGGAGTCATTGAACTGAACATACGTATTCACCCCGCCCGGTGAAGTAGCTGGGGGCGCTGGCGCTGGAGGAGACGGAGCAGGTGCTGCGGATAATGCACGAACCGTAGTGGATAGTTCGTTTATCCACCGTTTCCACGCCTGATCGAACTGCTTGTCCGGCCCCGCAACAGAGGCATTCAGCGGGGCGGGACTAAGTGGCGTGGTCACTGCATCGCCTCAGTGCCGGGGGATATGACTGCCTCCCCGAGCGTGATAACCCACTGCACTGGATCAGTCATGGTAAAGCGGAACACGAAGTCTCTGGCTGAACCAATGCGGTCCCAGTTGACTTGTTTACGGAACTGCCCCTGTCTGCCAAGAGATTTCCAGCGTTCAGGACCGAAAGTCTTTCCACCGTCGATGCTAACCTGCATCATGATCTGTGGGTTAGACCCCTGCCCCACCGTCAGCGCGCCGCCGACTTCAACTTCAAGATTGATGTCTGATATAGCGAACTCATTACCATCAAGTCGCACATGACGAGACGTGACCATGCGTTTGATAGCCGCACCGCTCTCAGTGAATAGACTAGCTGAAAGCTGATACCCAACGCCAGAATTAGCATCGCTGACGTAGTTCTCAGTGTGAAATACAATGCCCAGATTAGCGAAGTGGCGCACATTATCGCCCACTCCGCTCTGAGTCTCGTACCACATGCCAGTGAGCGAATCAAACAGGAACGAGCGGTTAGCTGAAGGAAACGTGAGCTGATACATGGGATGACCGTCCACCATGTATGTCAGCCCCAGCGCATCGCTGAACACAGTGAAGCTAGTGATGATATTCTCTATGTCCGAAGTGCTCACCCGATGCGGAACGTAGTTGTTCAGCGTCATCACCTGCACGCCCCCCTGAGGGTTCTGCGCAAGAAAAATCATCGAGTTGTTCAGCAGCGCACGGCTATACTTCGCTGCGAGACCCCACGTTTGGCTCAAGCCATTGACACGCGAGTATGGGTTGGGAGACGTTCCGATGTCCTGCCAACACTCCATGTTTTTCGGCCCCCACAGAATCAGCATACCATTCAGCACATCGACTGCAATCAACAAGTCGCTGGAATTCTCTTTCGTACCAAAGATGATAGGCGTCCACAGGGTAACGTCAAGTTGAGAACTGACGTAATACGACCGAGAATTTGGAACTTCGCAGATGGCACGGGTGTTCAGAACTGCGACCGTCGTAGCACCATTCGGGAAGTTAGCATCCGTGATTAGCGTGGGGGCACCGGCTGGCAACGCGAGCGCATATCCCCGACTACCGTCCACGAAGATCAGCTGGATGCTGTTGTCATCCATCGTGACATACTGCCCCGTGTTACTGATGGTGCCCAGTATAGAGAACGAGTGGTCGTTCGCAACCAGGAACACTGTGCTGCCCGCGACGACGTACTTGTAATCGCCTACCACCCGCCAGCCACGAATGGGGCCGTCTGTCAGCGTGTACTGAGAGAACGATCCCGGCGTACCACGAATGACAATCTTCGACTTGTCTTCGTCAGCGCGAATATCGTAGAAACAGTTGATCCGCCGCTGCGCGGTGATCGTAGAACTCAGGGACTTAATCCCCGTACCGAACAGCGGAATCGGCTTCATTACGGTTCCTCAGCGTTCGCAACGAAGAATAGGCTGGAGAACTCAGCATCTTTCTGCTGTGCAATGCGCAGCGAAGTGATGAAGTTCTCTTGCATCAGTGGGGTCCAGATGCGGTTGAACATCGGGCAAATCAACTTGGAGAGCCCCCAACTCAGTGGAAGGAACCACTCCTGAGGATAGCTCGGGGTGTCCAGTGGGTTGATCAAATCTTGAATCGGCTCCATGTACGTGAGCACCAGATGCTTGGTCACGTCCTGCGCCGCGCCGCCATCTGTATAGAGATACGAGTTGCCCAGTTGATTCTCGTAGTAGATGGACGTCGGATCCTGCATGTTGGTGACGTCAGTCTTATTCGGCAGGATGTCGTACTCCTGCGTCGTCTTGAATATCCGAATAGGTGTGTCCACCGACCAGATGTCACGTAGAACCGCAGCCTCGATGAACAGGGGTTGCTGAGCAGTCGTCGTGTACGTGAACACCACATTGGTCGCGGATGCACCACTCGGCAAGCCAGTGGCAATCGTGATCGTTGTAGACGGCAGCGTTAGCACGGTAGTCCAGAACAGCTCCCCGCTGTCCAGTTCAATGCCTATCTTGTCCCCAATGACCAGCCCTGTGATGCTGTTCAGCACCAAGGACGTCGCGGCAGCGGCAGCGGCAGCGGCCAGAGTTCTACCCGTGTAGCTGTTCGTCCACCCCGTAGCTCCCGGCCCGACGGTGTACTGCCCCGTAGTGTTGGAGAGGAACAGGTGACCCCTCTTGCGCGTCCAGACCTTCAAGCCGGGTGCGAAGTCAGCCTTCCCCATCCACTGCTTGCACATCATGTTCAGCATCAGCCCGATGTCAGCAGTCTGAACTGCATCCGGCGTATCGTACGCCCCCAGCTTGCCGATGTTCAACATCGACTGACGGATGAGGTCATCCCGCGTGACCGAGAACGAGTAGACGCCAGAAGTAGTCATGCTAGAACCTCACCATAGCCTTGCCGCCACGAGTCTTATCGATGACCCACCCAGTCTCTTCCAGCGCAGCCGTCGCCCCCGCGAGCAGCCACACATCGTCGAATACCATCTTGCCGCCCTGAACCATCATAGGGCCAAGAACGGCGCATGCATCCTTGATGGACTGATATTGGTCCGCGTCGATGTGCGCGAATGCAATGGGGGGCATGGGTACGACGGAAGCCGGAAACACACCCTGAACTACAGTAGCGTAGGGAATCGCAGAACGGACGAAATCTACGCTGGTATCCCCGAAATCGCCAACTGGGTGCGGATCAAGCGAACCCTGCATCGGTATGCCGGTGAACGTGTCGTACAGGTAGATTTCACGATCTTGGTACGCAGCGATTTTGGATAGGTGCCACGCAGTCCCGCCCCGGTACACACCTAGCTCTACGAAACAGCCTGCGGGGGTAGATTCAGCTTCCTCGCACAGGAAGTAAATCTGGTCTTGACCGACTACCGACATCGGAATACGCTCTTCAGTCATGCCGCTTCCTTCTGACGCAGCCATGCGGCGAGTGGCGCGGCGACAGCATGCCACACTTCCTCAACTGAGATTTCAGCTTGGCAGATAGCCGTACTGGTCTCTGGATCTTGCGTGCAAGTATCCCAGCCGTAGTGCATCATGTGACAGGCTGGAGCTTCATCTTGACCCCGTCCCTTGCAGTGCGTTCCCTTGCTGCTGAGTGAAGTGGTGTTGACCCAGTCCCGAGTGAGGTTTTCTTCCGTCGAATGCGATAGAAATACAATCTTCGGAACGGGCATGCACGCGGCAGCATTCAGCACGCCAGTCTCAGGCCCGATAATCAGATTACACTGAGACAAGAAGCTGAGCGACTGTCGGATGCTCCACTTGCCCGATGTCTTGTGAATGCGGGGCTCTTTCTCCCAGCCCTGCTCCAGAATGACGCACTCCGGACCGCCGACCAAGACGACTTCACACGTGGGAAACTGCACCATCAGGCTGGCGAGGATATTGTCCAATCCTGCCCACGTTTTGTGAACAGAACTACCCGCCAGTGACCACATGATGATGGGGCCGGTGCCCATACGCTGACGAGTTTTGCGTGCCCACGCACGCTCGTCATTCGTAGAGTAGAAGCGCACCTGAGGAACGTGCGGCACCCCTGCCAGCGCATGCTGGAACTCGAGGTAATTCCGGTTCATCATGCTGTGGCGCACGCTCGGGGTCCACCCGCCCTGCGCACGTGTCGGCATTGCCAGCAGGGTGCCTTCGACCGACTCGCTCAGGTTGACGAATCGGTCATACTTCTTGCGCTGCCACGCCCAGAAATCCACGAGATTGGCGTTTGGCACCTGATCCTTGTCAAACAGGATCAGGTTATCGATGTTGGGGTCGTGCTCGATGGCGTCACTTCCGGGCTTGGAGCAGTGGAAGGTAACGTGGAATCCTTGATCCTTAAGCCCGCGAACCACGCTGCTAGCCTGTAGCACATCACCGAAGGCTCCGTATCTGACCACAAGAGCGGTCTTGTGTGGTCGCACTGAGTTCCAGGAGTGGAGCCGGAGTTTCCCGGAGAGTTTCTTGAACACCAGCAGGAAAGAGTACTCCATGCCATCGTTCCGCTCCTGCTGTGAGACCAAGTCCCACCCATCAGGCATTGCGGCAACGACTTCGTGTGGCAGGAAATCGCGCTTGTGGTCAGGGTTGGCCCCCGGCTCACCCATGTTCGGGTAGTAGTCCTTGTGCGGGAGGTACATGACCAGATACCCACCCTGCTTGACCAGCCGCCACCACTCCTTCAGCGTGGCGTGCATGTCCTCCACGTGTTCCAGCGTGTGGCTGGAATAGACCCAATCCATCGAGCAGGAGGCAAACATATCCAGCTTAGATGCGTCAGCCACGATGTCGGGCTTCTGCGTGAAGCCGAACGCAACGTGGTTCAAGTTGTCCACGCTGATGGCATGCGGAAGGATCTTGAAATCTCCCGCGCCGATGTCAACCCCACGACCTCGAAGGTACGGAGCGACCTCCCAAACGATCTTTTTGGACTCGTTGCACTGGGGATCTGTCGCTCTCCAAACCATCTGAATCTCCTGTGTTGCAGTGCCTGTAGTGTAGCCTACTCCACCGGCTCTGACAACCTCCACATTTCAGATTGTTTGAACTTGAATTTCATCACGTTCAACGCAATGGACGCGTCCTTGACTGCGTCCCACGGCTGATTGTTGTTCTCAGCTTCTTTGTAGAGCGTAGCCTTGGACACTGCGCCGGACGCCAGCACGTTCTTAAGGAATTCCTGCGCGCTGACCAGTTGATCCGTCTGGATGAGGTTGTGCTCTTCCACGGATTTCGCGACCGTGGGGGGCGTACCGAGAAGATTCCCCGCGCCATCGTATAGCAGACCATCCTGTTCGTAGCTGGCTCGTGGATGACCCGCGATTGCCGCATAGGGCTTACTTCTGTTCAGCGTGCTCATTGCGTTCTCCTAAATCACGTAGGCTGAGGCTTCCTTGATCTTACCCAGCACGACATCCTTGACTGCCCGTATGTCGTCGGCCTGTCGGGAGCGGGTGGCGTGCATCATCGGCGACTTGATTTCGGCGATCAGTGCCTCGATGAAGTCGTCCAGCGGGCATTCTAGCCCGATGCTGTCGTCGCGGATGGTGACTGTGATTTGCGGGCTGTGCCAGTGGCGGGAAATCACGACCGCCTGCTTTCTGATCTCGGACATGGCTACCCCTGATCGATTGCGGACACGATGCTCGCAAGCCCGGCGAGGGCGGTATTGATCTGCACTATGCCGTTGTAGATTGCGGTGCCCGACCCAGCGGGCATGGAGGACTCCAGCGAGGACTCCAGCAACGCCGGAGACGCCCCGGCGTTGGTGATCTGGTCTGCAATGGCTTTCAGCCGGGATGCATCGTTGGATGCTTGGATGATTTCATTGTTCAGCCCGAGGAGCTTTCGCCCAACGAGGGTGTTTTGCGGAACTACGATACGGCTCATGTATATCCCCTAGGTCAGAAGTCCAAAATCACGCAGCGCCTTCACAATCTGCGCTATCGTGTACCCATCAAACGTAGAAACATCCTGAACGGCTGCACCCGCCCCCGCCACGAAAGTTGCCGACGCGGACCCGGTAGTAGGTTTGGCTATCGGAGTAGCGGCGTAGAATCCCAGCTTCACGGCGGACAGGTCATCAGATATTTTTAGCCCGACCCCAAGTGCGGTTTCCAGCGTCACCACGCCGTTCGCGGTAGTGCCCGCCCCACCCTTTAGCTTCACCGCCCCGCCGACGCCAGAAGCCCCGGTCCCTGCGCCGCCGACTACAGACCCAGCGCCCCCGGTCACATTCGCGGACCCCCCGGTCATCGATACCGCGCCAGCCGTCATGGTTGATGTCGCAGACCCGCCAGTGATGATTACACCACCGGATGACGTATTAACCCCCACCCCGCCCGTGATGGTCACTCCGCCGCCCGCGCCACCACCCGCACCCGCAGCACCCCCAGTGATAGCTGTAGGGCCTCCGGGGGATCCATCCCCACCGGATAGAGTCAGTGTGCCCCCCGGGGTTACAACACCCCCGCCAGCCCTGACGATGAGCCCCTTTCCATTGGTCACAAATATTGATATCGGGGTGCTCGCGCCCGTAAATTGCAGGCCATCCACTGTGAGGATTGACGACCCGCCGCCTAGGTACTTGAACTGGGATTCCGCAGCGAACAAACCGTTGGAGTTGTATTGGATCATCTGGGCTGAGCCAGCCGGTAGCGTCACACTGGAGATAGCCATGCTACTGGTACTCCTGAATCGATGCCGTGGTCCCTGCGGCGCTTATGGCGTGAATCGCAGCGGTGGTGAACGTGTACTCGTCCATCTGCCAAGTGGAGCCGGGGTATAGGCAGATGCCCTTATTGTTCACTGCTGCGGCCCCGTCACCGATGAATAGTGTATTCACACCGACATTTGCGATCAGCAGCATCTTCCGGCTTGCGTTCGCAGCCACGATGGTCGAGTCCACCCCGGTTACAGATGCCGTGGCTGCGGCCATCGCGATGCCGCGCTGCCTAAATACCGCGATTAGGCCGCGCAGCTTGGCCGATAATGTGCCCGCACTGTCGCCGTACACCGCCGCATCAGCAATGGCACCTTGAGTTACGTCTGCCCCGTCAGCTACTGTGACAGCACCACCCCCGCCCCCGCCCCCGCCCTGAGTTGCCTTGACCCACTGGAGGGTGCCCGTGTCCCAGACCGTAGTGGCGACGTAATTCACCTCCTCCGTCTGCGTCCCATCGGGCGCAGTCAGTATGGTGCGGTGAATATAGGCGCTGAGGGGCAGGCCCACGGACTAGATCCGGTCGAGGTAGTTGTTCCGTTCGACGAAGCCGCCCGCGTCACCGTAGAACTGGTCCACGTGTTCGCCCGTGTACTGGTCGTCGGTGCCCTTCTGCTCGCGCTTGGTGAACCCGTTGGCGAATGCAGTGGGGTTCGTGTCCTTGGACACATCACCCTCGCCAGACATCACGAACGGCATACGGTTGATCTCCGTCGAGCACTGGTTGTTGAGTTCCATGCCGGGGGGCATCATGTTGAACTTGTTGCCGTCCAAGTCCTGATTGGTACGACCCTTGAAGCTGGGTACACCTGCCTGCGAGTCACGCGCTGACTCGAAACTGGCCCAGCCTTCGGCGGGCTCTGCGTCCTTGGTCGGGACGGTGATCTGAATTTTCTCTTGAAGTGGATTCCGCACGCTGTTCTCCTTGATGGAAGTGCGGGGGCACGATGGCCCCCGCAGGTCTACTCACTCACGAAGTGCCGGGGATTATTCCGGCATGTCACGCGGCGTGGGCGACCAGCCGTCGCCGGGGTACGACTCGGCGACCAGCTTCACCAGCGGCATGTCGTGAATCTCAGCGTTCTCTTGGTTGCTGATGTTCATGCCGGGCGGCAGGAAGTTGAACTTCGCTGCTTCACCGAACGGAGTGGACTGCTTGTCCAGATACCCCGTGGTGATGAACCCCGACATTTCGCCGATGTCGTTGTGCAGACCTTCGATGCCAGTGATCTGAGCGCTCACTTCGCCCAAGGGCTCAGCGAACTTCTCGGGCATCGAGTTTCCGCGCATCTGTCCTGCGCTGTCTCCCCCGTAGTTTCTGGCGTGCGGACCCTTGCCAGTCCGCGTGACGTCGGCGGGCAGGTTGTCCGCGATTCTGTTGAACTGCTTCTTGGTGCTGTTCGTTGCCATGATGGTCCTCCTTAGACCGTGACGTTGGCGAGGGGCACGATTGCCAACTCGACCGTAGCCGCGAACGTGGTGGTGGCGTCAGCACCCTTCTGCACCCACCACGTGTCGCCCTGTTGGAGCGAAACTTGGCTGGCCGGGCTGGCCGGCGTCAGGTTGCTGAGATACGCGGCGGAGCCGTGCGTCCCGTAGACCTGAGTCGTGGTGGTCGTGTTGGTGCCGTTCGTGCCGGTCACCTTCACGATGCTGACGATGTCTGCCCCGGTGCTCAGCACGAGGGCAGCAAGCGTGATGCTCTTGACTTGCAGCGCGGTGAACGCTGCAAATTTCGTGCTCAAGCCTGCCGCCCCCGTGAGAGTGCCGGAGTTTTGCGGGATGACCGCGAGGTACGCCGGATGGTCGTACGCCATGTTTTTCGCAACCATGTGCCTTCTCCTTAAGCGAGTGAATCCCACTTCACGATGCGAGCGTTCGCAGCGAGAGTGTGGACGATGCCGAAGCCGCCGAGGTAGTACCACGCGACACCCTTGGAACGACCGTAGTCGCTCGGGATCTTGCCGCGCATTTCCTCGGGAACCGCGATGGCCTCGGCGACGGTGTCGTTGCCGAAGAAGAACATCCAGTCCGACTTGCCGTTGACCCACACGGTCTGGGTGATGCCGTCAGTGCCGGACCCCTTCGCGATGTTGGTCTGCTCGACGTAACGAACGTTCTCGTAGCGGCCGATTTCGCCGTTCATGATCAACTTGAACCCGGTGTCCGAGTACTGGTGGATCGTTTCGAGGTTGTTCTTGAACGAACGCAGCGTCGTCGGCCATGCCAGCGCGTAGTAGTCGTCACCGAGGTAGGCCGGAATGTTCCGTTCCTTCATCAGGTCGACCACCGACTTCGCGTGGGCGTTGCCGTAGGCGATGGAGTTCGTGCCGGTGACGGTGCCGCCAGTGAACAGGGTGATTGCCGCCGTGTCCGTGCCGCCCGTGGGGATGGCACGCAGAGGGGTCTGGTTGAACTGCGTCCAGGCCAGCCGGTCGAAGGTCTTGACCGCGTCGTTCTTCAGCACCTTCTGGATCAGTTCCATGACCGGGAACTTGGACAGGTTGTCCAGCTTGCCCGAGTACGGCACCGAGTTGCCAGCTTCAGTCACGGTCAGGGTGCCCTGAACGATGGTGAAGTTGGTTTCCGGCATCGTGTTGGTTTCTGCCAACACACCGCCTGACTGAGCGACGTCCGAGAAGACGTCCCAGGTGAAGATGTCACCCTTCTTCTTGCCTTGTTGTGACGCATCGCGAACGTCCGCGAATTGCCGGAACTTCACCAGCGGCTGAACCGCCATGCGAAGCACGTTGCTCAACTGACGCGAGTACATGAACCCGCCGAGCGAGTTGACCGCCCATACCTGACCTGCCATTTCGATCTCCTAGGCTTTCATCCACTGTGGCCCGCCGCGAGCTTTCGCGATGTTGGCGATCACAGAGGACGCATCTTCTTCACCATCGTCTTCGTCTGGCTTGACCTGCTGGACTTTCTTGGTGGCGGAGACCGGGACGGTGGGCGCAGCGGCTTTCTTGGCCTTCTTCGCTTCCATACCAGTTTCCACAGGTTCCTTGACCTCTGGCTCCTTCGCAGGAGCCGGGGACAGGCTTTCCTTCCAAGCGCGGAGTTCCTTACCGATCTGCTCGTAACGTTCGGCATAGGGCCGAGCGTCACCAGATGCGATCAGCTCATTGTCCCGCTGTTGGGCGAGAGTGTTGAGCAGTGGATCCCCCGAGATGTCCGAGTAGTCACTCCGAAACTTCGAGATGGCTTCATTGAAAGCGAGGCGTTCATCGATGGCCCGAGACATGTCGTCCGTTGTGACGGATGGACGCGCTCTGCGCTCGTCAAGCTTGCGTACCGCTTGGAGAGCTTCCTCTTCCGTGCCCATTTGTATCGCGCGGACAATCGCGCGGTCTTCTGCGTCCCGAGCGGCTTGGAGTTCCGCTTCCGTAGGACCAGCCGGGGCTGCGGGTTGCGCCGCAGCCTCGCGCTTCTGGCGAGCCGCGTCGGCGAGATACTCGTCCGCCGACGCAACCTTCTGTGCTCTGGCAATAAGCTCTTCTTCCGTGAACTCAAGCTCCTTGCCGTTGACCTTGACTTTGAACTTGCGGACTGGCTCGTCGTCAGCCTCAGGCTCTGCTATCTCTTTCGGGGGTACTTCTTCCGGAACGACTTCAGCCGCATCGCCCTCCACAAGAAACGGGGTGGTCGTACCGTCATCATTGACGTCCGCCAGTTCCTCCGCGTTGCTTGCATCATTCGCATCGTTGATAGCGTCGAGGCGGGCCAGCCGCTCGTCGTTGCCGGTGCCAATCGCACCAGACCCAGCACTACTATCGCCAGTGTCCGCTTCGCCGCCACCAGCGTCAACTGGATCGGGGTCACGTTTGAAACAGAACTTGCGACGGTAGTTGATCATTCATCTTCTCCTGGGTTTTCGATGAGGTCCAATGCCTTGAGGCCATCCATGATTGCCTCCGACATCCAACGTTCTAGCGTCTCTGCCTTCCAAACATCCCCCTGCGCCCGGACTATTTTCTTCACATCCGTAGGGTCTACATTCTTTAACAAGTCCACGGCGTTAGTGTAGCACTCCTGCGCACGGTTGCGCAAGTACTCGCCCACTGCTGATGCCCAAAATAATTCCACCTGCTTGCCGAAGGCAGCGCGGGCATACAGTTCCTCATTTTCCACTGCTCTTCTCCTTGGTGTTCGCCATGTGCAGAGCGGCGAAGTGGGTGGCTAGCGAACGCTTGTTCTCGTTCTCTTCCTGGATTACAACCTGCTGTAGCTTGGTCTGGTTGGTCTCGCGAGTCTTCTGCAGACCGACCATGTGACCAGTCATGCGCTCCTTCTTCTCGGCCTCCAGCTTCTGGATCATGCCCTGCGCCTGCTGAAGTTGGCCCTGCAACGCAGTGATCTGTGGGTTGTCAGTGGTGAAGAACCGAGAGCCGTCCGAGTAGCCCAGATGTCCAAAGATCTCCTTGCCAATCTCCACCATGTTGGCCCCCGGAATGGGGTTCTTCAGCATGTTGGTGAATGCGCTCATCGCACTGAGGAACTTCTGAAGTTTCTGCGTGGGGTCTGTGGCACCCATGCCGACGTTCACGTTTACCGTGATCTCCTGATTCAGAAGTTCGTCGGTAATCTCGTCTACGCCGAACTTTTGGTACAACTGGGCGTTCTTCGCGCACAGGCCCAGAATGACAGTATCCGTCTCGTAGTGCTGCTCGAGAAGAACAAGCTGACGCAGTACAGGCTGCACGAATGTCTCGACGTAAGTGCGGATCAAGTACTCAACGAGCGTGCCCGTGCTGGAGTTCAGCATCGCCATGTTCCGCGCCGGGGCATGGCCCGCACCGCTGGTCATCAACCCCGCTGGGTTGAAGTTGCCCAGCAGTTCGTCCATGTCGAGATTGATGCGGTTCTGCTCCTCGTAGGCACTGCCGGTCACATCCGGCCAGCTGATTTCTCGGACGTCGTTGATGGGGTCGTTCATCATGACCACACCACCGGGAACGTTCCGCACCAGCCCGGAGAGGTCAACGTCCACGCCACGCTTTGCGAACCATTTCTTGTTCAGCGCGAACTTGACGTTGTCGATGCGTGAGTTCGCCACTTCATTGGCTTCATCAGCTAGTCCTCGGGCAAGCTGGGGAACTCCGCTGGGGATGACCTTGTGGGTTTCAAGGATGCAGCACCCCATGATGTACGGTCGCCGCCCGTGGAAAACAGACTCTTGGAGCGGGCGAGGATCAGATAGGAGAGCATGTTCTCCCAATGTATAGAACTCAACGTCGGCTCCGTTTCTTCTGTGGATGTGTCGCTGAACCCAGACGATGTCATAGTCCGTTACTCCTCTGGATTCTTGGCCGTATGGGTCTTCACGATCTTTACCGCGTGCCGTGCGAGTGCTGTCCATATTGGACGCCTGCGCAAACGTGATTTCCATTTCCTTCCAGTCGCCGGAGACCATCTTGGCCTTGACGTCCATGGAGTACATGGGGATGCAGTGAATCCAGTATGGGCTGGTGTTCACTGGGTCGATCCAGTTGGCGCTGGGGTCGAACCGACAATTCTCGATCGGCAGCAAGTCAACGACAGGAACGTCGCGACCTGAAGTGTCCCAGTAGGCGTGCGCAACAGCGCAGCCCACGGTTTGCGCGTCCTGTAGCCCTCCCAGCACGGTCTGGAACCACGGGATGGTGCGTGTCAATCTATATTGAATGAGTTGCTTGTTGATTTCGGCGCTGGCGATCTGTACCTTGTCGCTCTGGTCGCCCGCCTCCATGCTAACCACATCCATATTTGAGAAGAACGCAGCAGCGGCGGCTGATTCATTCTTACGAATGACACTGCGGACCTTCGGACGATACAGTTTGGAGCGCTTATCGTAAGCGGGAGCAGAATACTTTGAATCGCTGGGGTGCTGATTGTTGAATGCACGGATGCCATCTTCAAACCCCTTACGGAAGTTCGAGTCCATATAGTTCGTACTGGCCCGATACGCTGACCGTGCCAGCGTCAGATAGTTTGTCTGGTCCCGAGTTTCGCCGTCTGAGGCATCTCGGTCAGTAGGCTCCGCGACTTGCGCCGTCGGCGGCTGCGGGCGACCCATTATTTCTGCCATGTCAGAACTCCAAGAATATCTGAAAACGGTCGGTTTTCTTTCATGCACTCTATGAATGCGAACCTGGACTGCCTTGGAGCATCCCAGCGTAACCTTTGCCCTCGGGACATTCTTTTCTTGGCTTCGTCACCGTACGAAAATCCAATGGAGCCTTCTCCGCCGTCAGTTAGGTTGTACCCCTTAGGGAACTTAGTTCCCCACTTGTCAATAGCTTCAACTTCAGCGAGTGCTAGAAGTTCTTTATCTGCATCACCCGAGTACAGTACGCTAACTTCAAAGCTATCTGCGCCGTACTTTCTAATGGCCCTGGACACTGCGTAATCAACTTCAGTGCTGCGGGCTACCGAAATGTGCTTCAGAACCCGGCCCCTAGGTGTCGGGTCTACTGATTTCCCAATGTAGCATTCCCCGCTTGGAAATTTAAGCTGATAGATGCAACTCATTTTGCCCAGACCTGCCTCTCGTGTTCTGGGTCCGTTTCGCCCGTGTTGCGCTTGACCTGAACGGCCCTGTCATCGTAGAGCGCCTGCATGTGGCGATCTTTGGTGTTCGTGATGGGCAGGATCTGCCCAAGGTGTTCCTTCATCCACTTGCGGATGGCGGGGCTCGGCGTGCGGGCAGTGAACAGCCGGACATCCTTGCCATCAGCCAGCCACTTCCTCACTCTCGTCACCATCTTGTCAATGGGCGCCCCAACGTGATCTGTCCCACGATAGTGGTCGTAGTGGGCCAGCGTGCCGTCAAAGTCTACGCCAATCCACCCATTGCCCTGATCGCGGGGGTCAGAGGTCATCGAACTCCCGCCGCTTGTTCGACAGCTCTTTCTCAAGGGTGGCGACAGCTTCCGCAGACAGCAGGTTGAACATACTCTTGGTGATCCCCGCCTTCGGCATGTACATCTGGTCGCCACAAAACGCAGCGGGTACGAATTCGACCTTCTTCCAGTTCGCAATGCTGGTCTCCAGGTCGCGGATGTCGCAACGGAGTTCGATAGCCTTCGCCATTGTTTCCGCCTTCATTTCTTGCCACCTTTCTTCTTACCGAAGTTGGAGAATTGCGCTTGGCTCATTTGAAACTCGCCGGGAAGCTGGCCCGCGTCACGGCCCTTCTTCGGGTCTTGCTCTGCCGCTTCCTCGCGCTTCTGAGCGATCTTCTTCGGGTTCAGCAGCGCGTCCTTGAGTGTGTCGTCAGCCATGTCGTTCTCCTAGAGACCGTGAAGGTGCCGGGGGTCGGCTCCCTCCACGTGGGTTGCAAACTCTCCGTTCCACTCACCACGCTTGAAGCCGCATCGCTCCAGAAGTTCACCCCCCGCCAGCATGGCGAGGTGAGCAAGCTCGCTGGAAGTGGCGATCTTCGTGCCGTCGATGGTATACCCGTAGTTCCCGGGGATTGCCATGTTCTTGACGCACAGAGTCAGACCCGGCATCCAGCCTACCGACCATAGGTGCGCGGGGTAGTGCTGGACCAGAGTCTCGGCGACGGCTTTCGCCCACGCCTCCATCTGGATCGACTCGTGGTCGATGCTTGTGACTTCGACTGTTTGGATGTCGTCGGTTTCGCGCATGGTCAGGGTCCGAATGTTGGGAATAGAGTTGTGGGTGGGGTGAAGTTGCCGCTGTAGCGTGCCAGTCCACGTGTGATTCGGTACTGATCAAAGTTAAAGTCTTCATTGCTACCGATGCCACCCATTCGTCCAATAGACGGAGGGAGTGTAACTGGACTCACGGGATCATTGACAGACACTGGAGGAGTTGGTCCGCTAGACGTGTACCCCACTCCGTTGATATACGTGGTGACAACCTGCCCAATCTTTTGCAGTGCAAGGTGATACACTGTGCCCTTGGCCAGTGCGGGCTGTGACCCCACCCCCCCGACAGACGTGTTATTCCAATCTTCTCGCATGAGCCCGGTAGATTCATCATTCGCCCAGAGCAATCCACTGCTCCGGTATGCATACTCATCGCCATAGATAATGTTCCCGCCTGTAGGGGCGACGGCCGAGTTCTGCCTAAAGAATAGCTCAATGCAAAGTGGGCCAGACCCGTACACAAGTTCTGGAGTACTGACCGCATTGAAGGCCCAGCTTAGTCCAGCCGCATTACTAACCAGAGATCCAACTACGCGGATGCTATTTCCGCTAGGCGTGGCTGCGGGATCTACCGTGGTAACGCCACCGATGACCGTCAGTGCCCGACCGTAGCTAGACCTATCTTGAACTACACCGTTCTGGATCAACAAGACCACATACGGGAATAGTGGGTCAGGCGTGCTGGGTGCCTGAGTGCTCCAGAACAGATTCCCGATCTGCGTGCGGCGAGTCTTCAATGTGGGGCCAGAGCCTTGATTCACAAGCGTGTAGTCGCTCGCATTCACACTGGATGCCAGCGGCAGCTGAGACAGCCAGAGATCTACTGGATTCGTCATGGCACGAACGGCAGTGTGAACGGGGCCACGGGCGGAGTAAACGCACCCACGTAGACCGCCTGCCCGATGATGCAGCGGCACTCGTCTGCGAATGGCACCACCGTCTGGACCGCCGCACCGTTCGGGCTCAGCAGAGCAAGTGTGATGGCCGCGACGGTAGAGAACGCGCAGACTAGCGACGCGACGACAGCGCCAGCCACGAACATGCGCAGCGTAGTGCCATCGTGCGTCAGGGCCACATGCGCCCACTGATTCGTCAGCGCGTAGGCATACGGAGTGGTCGAGAATGAACCTGCGGGGGACGAAATAGTCCCTGTCAACTGGCTGGAGTTTCCCAGCACTACGCTGATGCTACCGCCCCCCGTCACGGACCAAGTCAGGGTGTCACTAGCCCCCGCACCTGACGGCCACCAGATGAAGCCCTCCATGCAAAACTTCGTTGCCGCTGCCGGGGCGTTCAGCACGGAGGTCTGGATCGAACAGGTGAATGGGGTAGGCATGTTAGCTCGACATCGACCCGGAGCCGAACTTGGCCTTTGCCGTGGAGGTGACCACATCGCGGTGACCACCGACTATCGGACTCTCGGCCCACGCATTCGATGTGACGTCGTCTGCGAACGTAGTACCAGCATTCGCTCCGTCGAAGTGTAACTGGTAGATCACCGCCCAGTTCGGCGCGGTAATCAGCTGACTAATCTGCGCCAGCCGTGTGGTGTAATTCGGCCCAGTCTGATCTACGACGATGTAGTCGTTCAGGTATACAGCAGTCGCCACCGGCAGGCTGTCGATATGTATCGGCCCGCGCATCTGCGGGGGGACAGGCAGAATCTGTCCTGAGGACACCGTAGCTGCTGCTTGAATGAGTGCCTGCGTAGCCTTGCGAGCAATCGGTGGGCTACCCTGAATGACAATGAAGAAATCGCCCGGCGAGAGCAGCGGGGCGATTTCTAGTGCAGCTATCAGTCGGCTCAAGGGATCCTCGGATCTGGGTTGAGCTCTTGGTAGCTGCCGAACCCATTGTTCGCAGCACCGGGGATGACACCGACTCCGGCGATGATGCCGTCACGCATGTCAGGGTACTGCGTGCCGTCCAGAAGCAGGAGGGTGTTGCCCTGAACTCCGTAGAGCCCGGTGGTGCCCCGGTCAGTCGAGTCCTTATTGTTCCCGCCCGAGAACTTGTATATGTTCCGGTCTGGTTGACCCCACTCGCTGCCCCACGCTCGGTGGCACAGATCAGCCCACGAGGTAGATCGGGTGGTGACCTTTCCACCTAGGTTGTTCGGGTCTACTGCCATGCGTGGCAGTATAGGCTGGAGCCTGCACTGAACGCAAGCCCTATTTACACGTACTCGGGCTCGATGTACCCCGGCTCCTTGAAGCTCGGGGCGTGTGGCTCCATGTCGTAGATGCGGGACGTTGCGTCGATCACGTCTTTCTTGCCGCCGAATGGGAAGAAGTGCGCCTGCAAGCGGAGTTCCTTGGCAAGGTCGTAGATCTTCTTGCTCTCGTCCTGTCTGCGGATGGGCTGCGCTACTCGGTAGGCATACCCAGTGTTGATCAACTTGCGCTGTGTGGACGTCAGATTCTTCTCGTCGGTCTCATAGGGCAAGAAGAACTTGTGCAGGCGGAAGTCAGGGCCGAGGCGCTGCACCCGGTCGTTCTTCGCTCCTTCTCCATCGCGGGGCCATGCAAGCTCCTCGATGTTGAAGTACCCACCACCCTGAGGAGTAGCCATCTGCTCCTTGAAGTAGTCGAGGTCGGCCTGCGCGCCGAAGGACTCATAGCCGAACTTGACGTTCTGCACTCCCGTGGCTCGCTTCCACTTGTGGTACATCTGTGCGCTGCGCACCCACCGCTCGCGGAGATCCATCCGGTGGTTGAAGCCATCCAGAAGATACTTGTTGTTCGCGTAGTCCAGACCCAGCACAACGATGGCAGTCTTGTCACTTCCCTTCTTCACACTGCGTGCGGGGTCAACCATGATGTAGACGTTGAGTGTCTCGGGGCGTACCTCGTAGACGCCAAGGTCTGCCACGTTGAACATGCGCTGCTGACCAGCCAGCGGGTTCTGCAACATCTGGCAGGAGATAGTAGCCTCGCCCTGCGCGATGACCTTCGCGGCCCAGACCTCGCGAGTGAAGAATACTGGCTCGCCGGTGAATGTGCCGTCGTCCGTGGCGGGGTACATGCGGATCTTCACAGCCTTGCGCTGGATCATCGTCTCGTACGTATCTGCGTACGAGTACCGGGTGCCGATGTGCCACTTCCGCCCGCCAGCCTTTCCCAAGTTGTCAGATAGCTCCCACGCAGATGTGGTCTTCTGGATCTGCTCGGGGGTGCTGACACTGCCCTCGGTCACGACGTCATCGTACACGAGGAGTTCAAAGTGCTTGGAGACTGGCTGGCCGTCCACGAGGCCGTGAGCCTCTATGGTACGTTCCTTCGGATTGCTTGCGCGCCTGACGGTCAACCCGTTGTCTAGAGACCAGCTAGGCGAGTCCTTCTGAGGATTGGCGTAGAACGTAGTCGGGAAGAGGGAGATGAGGTCTTGGTTCTTCTCAAGCTCTTGCTGAATCTGTGCGAGGAATGCCTTAGCAATGGGCTTCGTGTGGGAAAATATGCCGATCGTGATCTCAGGATTCCTGCAGACTTCCTGAATAATGCCAGCATACGTGATGATTGTTGACTTGTAGTGCTCGCGTGCCCAGAGATCCAGATGTCCATCCGGACTGGCCTCGACTTCGCGACAACGGGCATAGAGCCACGGGTGAACAGCGTCCAGTCGGTGAAGTACCCGAACGAGAAGATAGTATCTATCGTGGAGGGCGAGCCACGCTCGGGTTTCCGGACCTGGAACTGCCGCCTCGAGGATCTTCCAGAGGTCGGCAATATCCTTGAACTCTGCGGCATGTAGCCTCTCGCTAATTTCCTGGGGAAACATCGATTACCTCCCCGAGTGTAGACTCGGATGCCGAGCCCTTGCGCTTCATGACCAAGTCGAACTTGCCAAGGATCTTGTCGATGTCGGACTGACCCGGCTGGGTGTCTGGGGGGCGCTCAGGATCCTCCAGCGCACCGACGATGCCGAACGCTTGCCGCTCCAGCAGGATCTGATTCTTCAGCGCACTGGACAGCTTGAGGTTGATGTCGGCCCGTGATGGCAGGTCGATGATCTTCCGGTACATGTCGTTCAGCCTGTCCTTGCCCTGCTCGTTCTCGTTGCGCAGCAGGAAGCCCAGATCGTCCAGGTTCTCCTCCTGGTCCATCAGCGCCTCAAGCTCGTCGAACAGGCGCTGCGTGAGCGTGCGGGCGCGGCGTACATCTCTGCGGTGCTCAACCAGAATGCGGGCCTGCATCTCTGCGTTGACGCGCTCTGCCTTGTCTCGTTCAACGAGCAGTCTCTCGTTGTCCTCGATTTCCTTGGCTACCTTCAACTCAGTAAGGTGCTGGGTGCGTGCCTCGGGATTCTTCGTCCAACCCTCGTTGGAGGAGCGGGCGAAGAAAGATGTGGTGCTTACGCCGATCTCGTCGGCGATGAGCTTGGCTGACTTGATGCCCGCCTCGTACTGGGCACGGGCGTACACCCAATCACGGGCGTGCTCAGGTAAAAGAGCGACACGACTGGTTGGATAGTCGTGTCGCTGCTTCGGTTTCGCAGAATAAGGCCCGCGCTCGGCGGGCCTCATCTCCTCAGCCATGCTGAGCGATTGCTCAGGGGGCCGGGGGCACCGTGGCGACGGCGGCGGCGAGCGCGTCGGCGTTCGCGGTGATGTCGGCTGTCAATGCGGCCAGTGCGACGGGGTCGGTGCCAGCGGCAGCAAGGCGAGCGGCGATGCCGTTCAGAAGGGTGACAGCGCCGGAGATGACGGTATCAGAAGCGGCGACTGCGGCTTGCAGGTCGGTGAGTGCGGTCATGATGGTTCCTTGAGTTGTGATGACAGGGTGGAGAACTTCCGCGAGAACTTCCCGCAAAAGATTGCGAAGGCTTTCAGCGCCTCCGAATTGGATTGTGATGATCACGGAGTTGTGGTCTCCGGCGGGGGCGGGGGCGGGGGCGGATCAGCTTGACCAGCCTCGTAGATGGCGCGCAGTGCCGCCTCGTGAGACTCTCGGTGAGCCTCCTTGTAGATCTGGCCCAGCGTTGCGTCGTCCATCACTCGTCACCCCCGTAGCCGTCGTATCCGTCGTACGCAGTGCGGGGGCCGTAGCTGACTGCGCCGCTGGTCCGGCAGTCACCGGCGTAGAACGCCAGCCGCGACTCCATGTCCTTGTTCTTGTTGGCGTGGATGACCGCGTCCAACTCAAAACTTCCCGTGATGTTCGGCGTGTGCCGGAACTCCGCTGGGCAGACAGAGTGCATTGGGGTTCCCTTGGGATACTTCATGGATGGCCTCCTAGGAAGGCCGAGGTCGGCCCGCCGCCTAGTATATGCGCGGCGCAGGCCGAATGCAAGCCCTAAAAAATTTTTCGAAAATTTCGAACGGGATTCTTGGCCCTTCTTCGGCCAGCTAAAGGAAAGTCACAGAAGTTAACTCCGGCCAGCTAAAGGAAAGGCGACAGACTCCGCCCCATGCTCCCGCCGCCACCAGATTGGATTGACCCAAGTCGCCTCGGCTCAGCATGGGACCCGACCCGATCTGGTGCGCCCCAATCTGGTTCACGCTCAGGTTCAGTGCCCCAGGCACCATCGTGGTGCGCAGGTGCCGTAGGCTGGCACAATGTGACGCAGCACGTCACCCCTAGGCTTGCTGGCATGCCCTAATGTGGCGCAGTCTGTCACATATACCCCCTAAATGGCATGGCATGGGGCTTGCATGTACTGTGGGCTGCAATGTTGCAGTGACCTAGTGTGAGGTGCCTAACATGGCAAAGACCCGCAATACCCCCCCGGCCCCCGTGGCTGACGTAGTGGTGGCTGACGCCGCCCCCGTGGCTGACGCCGCCCCCGTGGCTGACGTAGTGGTGGCTGACGTAGTGGTGGCTGACGCACTGGCTAGCATGGCTGGTGTGCTGGCTGCACCGGCAAGCGTGGCTTTGGTTGACAAGCGCGCAGCCGCAGCCGCAGCCGCAGCGGCCAAAACCCCTGCGCTGGCGCAGGCCATCAGTGCAGCCGTGGCCGGTACTGTGCCGCGTCACATCCTTGCAAGCTTTGGTACGCTGGCTACCGCTACCGTCCCCACTGACATGCGGGGTAAGCTTGTGGTGCGTGGCCGGGACTACAACGCCCGTCAACATAACGCCACGTGGGCCGCAGCCATGCAAGCTTGCGTAGATGCCGCAGGCCCTGCTGGCGCACCCGTAGAGGCATGCGTGCAGGCCGTGCTGGCTAGCAGCGTGCCGGGTAGCGGATGGCATAGCGTGCGGGCTTACCTTGAGCGGGGTTGGTTTAAGGTAGCCTAAGCCCGCTAGTCTGCACCCTAAGCCCCGCTAGCTTGCGCTAGCGGGGCTTTTCTACGTCTGGTGCTGGCCTGCTGGCCTAGGCTGCGCATCGGCGCTGGCCTGCTGGCCTGCTGGCCTGCTGGCCTGCTGGCCTAGGCTGCGCATCGGCGCTGGCCTGCTGGCCTGCTGGTCTAGGCTGCGCACCAGACTTGAACAGACCCAGAACTGAGCGCACCGAAACTGACCAGTACAGATTCTGTACTGAGCCGAGCAGAACTGAACTGATCAGTATGGACTCAGAATCTGGGTGATCAGGTCTGATTTCTTTTTTCGCTTATGAATATCCGATAACTCGCGCATGTGCGAGATCAGAATCCATCTGGTCAGCTCTTGTTTTCCGTCCTGGATCAAGGTGGTCCGACCCCGGACAGATTTGGGGACATTTTGGAGCATACATTCACTCTACATTGGAGAGAAGATGTACTCTTTTTGCCCACTCTATCCCTCCTATCAAGCGACAAATTGTCCCATCGGTCTTCTCTAAAACAGTGCTCGATAGGGGAAACCCTTACATCATACAGTGCCCACTATCGGGGACGTTATACGCAACGTATACCGCTAAGTTGTTGTTTTATAAGGGTTTTTAGTGTCGGTTATATGTTATACGTTGGCAAAAAACCGCAGCACACGGCGGCGCGGGTGCGCGGGTGCGGGTATATATAGTTTTAGATAATATAACAATATAACGTATAACCGAGCCAAAAACTCCAATAAAAACAAGCACTTGACGTTATACCATGCGTTATACGGAACTCTATGCCATATAACGAACACTGGCCGTGTTATACTGGCCTTGCCAGCGCATGCTGGCGCACCCGTGAAGGATAGACCATGAAGCTCAACCCCCATCCCTCCACACATGCGATTCCAGAGAATCGCCGTGGCACTCGTACTTACCGTGGCTATGCGCGGCACTGCGCAGCAGGCAACGGACTCGCAGGCGGCATGGCCGCACTGCTGGCCTCCCCCAAGCAGGAAGCCGCTGCCCGCAAGCTGTACGAACGCGGCACACGCCCCAGCCAAGTGAATGGCCGCGTGCTGCGCGCCGTGCTTGCGAGCATGCACCAGTTCTACGACTTCGACGACATCCCCTTCTAACCGGAGCAGACCATGATCAGCAAGCAATATCGCATCTCCAAGCTCCCCTTCAAGGTGAAGGGTGAGCAGTTCTATCGTGTAGACGTCACCCACGGTCTGCTTGACACCGAGCCGCTGGGCGTGCTGCCCACATACGCATCTGCCCGCCAGACCGCGATTGCCCACGCCAAGCGCACCGGCGTGAACCCCCTGATCCTGACAGGAGCCTGAGGGCTCTACGAAGCCTGCTCAACCACTGATTGACCTGATGCTCAAAAAGGTCGCAGCATTCCACTTCGTTCGCAACCCCGTGTTCGTGTTCGGCTACAAGTGGCCGAACGTGACAGCGAGTGCTAGCAGATTCGTGATGACTCCACCCCGCAAGCTGGATCGCGTGGGCTGGAGGGGCTCTACGAGGGTTACGAGCTTGCCCTGCGCGCTGCACCCATACAGGCCAGCACACGACGCTCCACCAAGCCCTCCAACCAGCCCTAGGAGCGCTCAAACCCCGCTGGGCTAGGCTACCCCCTAGGCTACCCCCTACAAACGCCTCCTAGCCCACTATGACCAACATCAGATTCTACATGAAGAAGGGGCGCTGGCGGGTGACTGCCACTACCAAGACTGTCCCCGCGAATGAGTGGTGGGCCGCCATAAACCATGTGAAGTGCTTGAACCACAAGCTGCGCATGGCTGAGAGTCACTTGAAGAATTGCCTGAGGTGACTGGAGCAAGTCTTGGCATCGCTCCAATCGTCATCCCGACGACGGACTACCCAGAAGCGAGCCTGCACTCCGTCACGACCCTGAGGCTTGAGTGGGTTCCCCCCGTTCGCCAGAGAGAATCCTTGATTCTTTAGGGCATTGGTCAGGCTCTTACTCCTGCCATGTGTGATCTCGCTTTCTGAGCACCCCCAGTAAATCATGGCGAGCTCCTTAGCTGACCACAATGCGCGGCCCTGTCCAATAAGTGGAAGTATGAACTCGGGGTCACGCCACAGATCTTTAGCCCACAGATCCATGGGAGACATACCAGCCTCAGTAATCTCGTCCTTCCACTCGGTGTGTGGTGCCCACGCATGGGGGTCGAAGCCAGAGGCTTTGATGTCCCACTCCAATAGGAACTGATACAGAGCCGCTGGACCTTCGTTCTCTGACCATCGCACATATTCTACCCAGTATGGCTGATCCCCTCTGTGGTCCACATCTGCCGACTGTGGCTCCCACTTGATTACGCAGGCCCGCCGGTCGTCTTGATCGAGCTTGATACAGTCATGATAGTTAGACGTCAACGCTAGATTCGCGCAGTTGCGAACCTCATACTCAGGCTGGTTCTTCGTGTTGACAGTGATCTTCTTCGAGGTCGTAAGCAGTTTGATCTTCTGCATCGCGAGCCCGCCGCTGTCAGCGAAGTCTGAGCGCACGCGGGGGAGCTCATCCACATGCACGAGTTGCTTCTTGGAGTAGACAGAGTTGAACGCAGACCTCAGATTCTCCTCACTGATTAGCACTGCGTTGTCGCCGTATATCGCGCGCAGCGGGTCTAGGAAGAGGTTCTTGCCCACCCCACTGGGGCCGAACAGCAGCAGGAGCGAGTTCATCTTGGAGCCTAGATTCTGGAGTGGGTACGCACACCACGAGATAATCCAGTTCCGGAGCCATTCGTCCCCGACGTTGTTGGTGAGTAACCGCAACCAGACGTCTACATCCCCCGGCTCTGGCTCGCACCCCATCCCCTTCCACAGATTAAGCTTGCGCGGCCCGCCACCCACATCCACATCGATACGCTCGTGCCCCGGCATGTACGCGATGCTCTCAACCTCTACTCGCCGAGTATCCGTAATCCAAATCTTGGGGACGTTAGCCATCCGTACATCATCCCCATGAGGGACTTCGGCCATGTAGTGCGCGAAGTTCACGTCTGTGAACGTCGCCCTACTCATGAGCGTGCCAGTCTCTTGCTCAGCAATGCGTCCTATGTCGCGCACGACGCAGACCTCGCTATTCAGCTTTACTAGCATCTGCTCAAGCTGCGAGACATCGATTGGCTCACCAGCCCCCTCTAGGAACTCCAGCGCCACGCGGTCGCCTACGGACATTCGGAAGTCGTCGAAGCCCTGATCTCCCAGAGGCACAGCATCGGGATGTGGGACACGGAGCGCGACTGCCGACCGGCCTGTGATAGCGAACAGCTTCGCAGCTAATCGATTCTCCGCAGCCTGCACCTGCCAATTCGTGCGTGCATTCGCGTCGAACACAATGACTGGCTCCAACGCCCGCGCCTTCCAAGGCAAGTCTCTCAACTCCGCGATAAGTGCTATCTCATTCTTCTGGGATGTCCACCCCCACACCCCGTTG